AGACCGGCAAGACGCCGGTCATCATCACAAAGCATTGGATTCCACTTTCTGATGATCACATTGGAAGGTTCAAGGCGGTATCTGCGGTGTTCAACACTTCTGTCAGCGGTCTTGATTCTGACGCACAGACGAAACACCGTGTTTCGCAAATTGAGCGCTTAAAACACGCGGGTATTCGCAGTGTAGCTCGCGTGGTGACATGCCAGTATGGGACGTCTGAATGGGCGATCGCAGCAAAGAAACGACAGGATTATTTAATGACATTAGAACCTATTATCGACAACCCGCTGCGGGCTGAAAAATCGAACCCTCATGTGCTCAATGGAGACATTATCTTGACTAGACACGCCGAAGCAATTGGTGGTGGCAAACTGGTTTCTACGCATTCTGAGGATGTCTACTTGGGAACGTGCGAAGCCTGTCCGGATCAATGCGGAGTGCCACGGCCACAGGAATCGCGTGATTTGCTGCCGGAACTTGCCGAGGAGCAGTTGCCTTTGTTCAATCAGAAGATTGAATGGATATATTGCCAGAGCGTAATCGGTTCAGGCTTCGAGGCGGATGTATCTAAACTGGCGATTGAGGACGTTATAGCCAAGCGCGCTGCCAGAAAGAATATGCAAATTCACTCCGCTATCGTGTTGAAGATTGACGGCGAGTTCAGCGGTTTTTTCACGTTCCAGAATAATGACGTATCACGAGAATTTTGCTTATTGCAATCTGTCATTGTGCCAGCCAAGTTCACGACCGAACTCTACGCGCAGATGGTGCGTGAAGTCATTGCGCGGAATGTCAACGGTTATCCGGCCATCATAACGACTGATCCGAAAAGCAAGTTCGAGACGCCAGCGCTATTCGCGAGCGTCGGCTTCCAAACTTACTTGAAGATGTCGGGGTTTCACTACATGGTGCACGGGAACCTGGCGGATGTGCGTATGAAATTGCTCGCGCACATCACGATGACGAATGTCTGGAACTCGGTCAAAGGAGATTGGTTACGCCTAAAAGATGAATGGCGGCAGCGCATCGAAGCGGCCGGGATCGCAACTGGTGTTGCCAATCCGGCATTTGCGACCCGCGAAGGGTGTTGGCAAGGCGAGCAAGGAATGGCGAACGTTGTCACCAAAGACCCAACTAAAAAAGGAAAGGAGGAGGGGCGAGCGCACAACGGCAATGCGTCCGTGCTCGATCCCGTAGCCTGCGAAGTCATTGCACGCTTTTTCATGCCGAAGGACGGACACCGGATATACAACCCTTTCGGTGGTGGCGTGCAATTCGGCTACATCTCAGGCGCGTGCGGATACGAATATGTTGCGAGCGAGATTCGCAAGAATCAATGCGACGCGAATAATAAACTATGTTCCGAATTCTCGGCCGTCAAATGGGTCAATAGCGACAGTACAACCTATGCGCCTGATGGAATGTTCGACTTAATATTCACTTGCCCGCCGTACTACAAAGTTGAACGTTATGTTGATTACGATGATGTTGTTCCAGATGGCGAAATAAACTCATTCGACACCTATGAGAAATTTCGTGATGCTCTTTTCGCTGGGTACAAAAAGGCAATTGAACACCTAAAAGACAACTGTTTTTTCGTCGTGATGACAGGTGATAGCAGGGACAAGAAAGGTGCGTATTACTGCTCAGAGTCTGAGACGGAATTGTTCTTCAAGGAGAATGGCCTTAGTGTTTATAACAAGATTATCTACCTTGAATCTGAATTCACGCGGCTAGCCCATGCAAAAAAGACATTACACCAGCGCAAGTTTCCGAAGCGCGAACAGAAGATCATAGTTGCGTACAAGGGGAAAATAGCAGCAATCAAAGATTGTTTTGCTCCAATAGGCCGACTATGAAAATCCACACTCTTGATCTATTCGAAGCGCAAGAGTTGAAGCCTCAATTACCTTTAGCGCGCAACAGCGACCCCGATACGTCGCACGCAGCAGCCGCGTCGATGATCGCGTCGCAGCAAAGTATTCATCAGCGTATTCTGAAAGCGTTGACGCGCCCGATGACGCAATTCGAAGTGGCGCATGTGACAGGGTTGCGTCCGGAACAGGTCCACAAGCGGTTGTCGGAACTCGCGCGCGATAACATCGATACCGGTTTTACCGCCGCCATTGGCGATAGCGGAATGCGCCGGATCGGCGACACCGTGCGTATGTGCATCGTGTGGCAGCGGATCAGATGAAAGGAGGCACCATGTTCGAACACGATATGTTCTGGTGGCTTACAAGCGCCGCCTTCGGTATTTTGTTCGGTCTGATGTTCGCGTATGCCCGCAACGTTATCAAGCGGTGGCGCGAGCGGCCCGATCGTCAACCAAAAGCGTAGAATTTATCCGCCGGGAAAAGTGAAAATTCTGCGCGGGATTTCACCTTCGTGCCAGAACACGATACCGGCACCTTCAAGGCCTTGACTAAAGCCGCGACGTAACCTATACAACTTCAGTGCCGGGACAAACGGGGTAGCTCCCCGCTGTTCCGCCGATACGGAACTCCCGGCACCCTTTCCCGCCTTATCGGAGGCTTATGACCCCCTCTATCGTCGTTCCATTTCCGCTTTACTGCGCCGCTTGCGCGCGCCCGCTCGAGCCGTATCCGGCCATGTGGGGCGCATTTCGATGCGTGACCGTCGGGTGTTTACTCCTCGACCGGCCGATCGTCCCCAAGCCTACGCAAAGCGCATTCAGGCGGCGTCATTGGACGCAGCGTAAAAGGAAATGAAAATGCCTGACCGCATTCTCCGTACCGAACTCTTGCTCTCCGAGGCTTGGCTCAGCCTCAAAGACAACGCTGACCGATGCTGCTGGATCGCCGTTTTTCTGACCGCCGATACCCTCGGCGACCTGCCTGCCGGTCCGCATCGTCTGGTCCATCTTTGGCGACCTTATGGCGTCGACAGTACCGAAAAAGCAGCCCAAACGCTCAGTCATTTGGCCGACGTCGGGCTGGTCATTCCGTATACCGTTTCCTCCAAGATATATCTCCGAATTCCGAAGTTCGGCCAGTCGCGTCGGTTCATGGGAAGGCTATGGCCTATCCCTGCGTGGGCAAGTGATCAGGATAAACAAGCATTTGCGAAAAAAGCTCTGGAGAGTCTCAAGAGCACTCCGGAGAACCTCGGAGGACCTCCGATAGGGGTAGGGGTAGGGGTAGGGGTTAGGGAAGTACAAAACCTTAAAACCGGGGTAAAGGGTTTAGTAGTTCCTACGCTAACGCGCGCGAACGAACATCCACCCCAAACCCAACCCGATAACCCTATTTTAGAAATAGGTAAGACGATCCAAAAACTAACCCTGCCAGCAACCCGGAAAAGCCCGCAAGACATCGAAGCCGAACGCGCCCGACAACTCGCTTACGTCGCCGCTCAGACCAAGGATAAAACCCCGTGAAATACCCAGACCGCAATACCGGCGAACCCGACGCCGAACCACTCCGCTGCGTTCACGTCGACGCCGGCATTCGCTGCGCTAAGCCGGGCAGCCTCTCCATGTCGACCCTCAACCACGGACTATCCGGCAAGGAAAACCCATCCCCGTTTTTTTGCGCCCAACACTTCCCAATTTTCATCGAACGCAATCGCGCCATTGTCGCTTCGAGCGATACGCCCAACTTGCGCTATGACGGGATCGCAGCCCTGCCGGCCGAACAGAAAAAACCCGACAACAAGGACTGGGCACGCCGCATCCTCCATCGCAAGGAGGCCGGCGAGCGCGTCCCGCAACTCTCCGTCGCCTTCGCCCGCGAAGCCCTCGGCCTTAGCATCGACCGCCAACCCGGAGAGGATGGATGACCAACGGCCGCAAGCTCGGCGAAGCCATCTTCGCCCTCGCCGTCCTCGCGCTCGTCCTCCTGCTCAGCTACATCACGATCTCGTACCGCGCACCGTGATAACCGCGCTGGAAATCGCCGTGGCCGTGTTCCTGATCCCGTTCATCGTCTCCGGGATATTGCTGGCAATCATCGCCTGGCTCGAGCGCAAAGACTGATCCGCTTTACTCCCGCCTTCCGCAGTCCTACAATCGGCCCGTAACGCGCCGGCACTGTTCCACATGGAACCTCGCGATTCCGCCTGTCACGGCTCGTGAGGTTTTTTTTCGTCCCGACACGAATGAGCAACCAATGCCCGGTCTGTTCTCGCTGGTCATCACCCTGCTGATCCTCGGCCTGATCGTCTGGCTGATCTTCTGGGTCATCGACATGGTGCCGCTTCCCGCACCCTTCGGCGTCGTCATCAAAGCCGTTATCGGCATCGTTTGCTTGATCTACCTGCTCGGCCTGCTGTTCGGTGCCATGCCCTACCCGACGCACTTCTACCGCGGGCCGTAATGTTTACCCTGCGCATCGCCTCCGACGTCCGACCCGCTCGCGATAAGCTCAATTCGCTTTCGACCGCACTCGGCGACCGCGCCCTCGTCTCTGCCCTCAACAAAACAGTCGCCCAAGCCAAGACGCAAATGTCCACCCACATCCGCGAGGAGTTCAACATCAGCGCAGCACTCGTCCGCGAACGTCTCTCCGTCACCCGCGCATCACGTTCCGGCCAACGCTATAGCGCCACCCTCCTCGGCAATCCCTACAACCGCGCCAAGCGCAGCATGAACGTCATCAACTTCCTCGAGCGCAAGGTCACCCTCGCCGAAGCTCGACGCCGCAAGAAGTCCGACACCCTCAATCAACTGCGCTTCAAGATCAGACGCACCGGAGGCAAGGCCACCATCAAGGGCGCGTTCATCCTCCCAGTGCCTGGCTCGCCCGTGTTCCAACGCGTCGGCCCCGCTCACGGCGACATCAAGCCCGTGCAAACCATCGGCGTCCCGCAGATGTTCAACACCAAGCGCGTCAACCTACCCGTCCAGCAATGGGTCACCGACAACTTCCCGCGCATCTACGACGAGCAAGCACGCTATTACCTGAGCACAATCAAGTGAAAGGACTAACCGTGAAGCGAGGCACCATCGAAGCCGACCGCGCCCAGTACTTAGCGACCGTTCCCGTCAGTTCGCGCGGCATCCTGCGACGCGCCTTCGTCGGCAAGTCCCGTGCCGGTGCCGTCAAGGCCAAGTGCCTCGACTGCTGCCACTTCGACAGGGAGGAGATCGCCAATTGCCTCGTCATCCTCTGCCCGCTCCACCCGTACCGCCCGTATCAGGCCCGGAAACGGTCCGTAGACGCTGCTCCC